TGCTGCTCCTAGAAAATGACGTCCATAACTTGCCAGTGCTGCTAGAATTTTCTCTTGCATTGTAACCTTTCCATCTCCATTTAGATCTTCTTTAGCTTTTGCCATTTTTGATCCTCCTTATTTCTAGGCGGGTAGCCTAGGAATTTTGAGCCTTAGCCCAATTCTATAATTGTACCACTATGCGCTAATATCTACCAATTCGCAGTTACCATCAGAACTGCAGGCTAGAGTAGCGTTTACAGAAGTTCCATCTTCTGTTTCATAAAAAGATAAATCTTCCCAACGAATAGACTTTGGCATTTTTGTAACAAGATCCTCATACTCTTCTTTTGTTACTTCTTGGTATGGAGCTTGCTTGTATGTGTGATCTGAATGAGGAAGAAATGAAATTCCTGAAACCTCATCAAAGTTCTTATATACCCAGGCTCCAACTTCCATCCATTCCTCTTCTTTTACTGAAACGGTAATGGAAGGCTTATGTTCGCACCAAGCACGTTGATAAACAAGCCAAGTGTTTAGGTGATCCAAAGCTGTTAGATCACTTCTTACAATAGCGCCATCTGGAGCTTTTACTGGAAATGAAAACACATAAGTTTCATTTGGTTTCATAACATCGTCTTCTACTGGAATTCCAACTTCCTTTAAAAACAAAGAAATTGGATCTCCTTTTGAGCCACGAACTGTACGGATATAGTATGGAGAATGCCATGGGTGCATTCCTGAAGACACTCCAACTAGTTGAGAGACTGTACCAGAAGGCTTTACACATGTAATAGCTGCAGACTCGGGAATACCAATCTTTGCTGCCTCTTCTGAATTAGTTGTTCTTGCATATTCACGAAGGCCTTCAAGTGTTTTTTCCAACTTATCAAGGCCTTGTTTACCTGAAAAGAACTTGTGCCCAAATTGTCCTGTTAGAGAAACTCCAAGCAAGCGCTCTTCTTCTGTGTTGTCTTTCCAAATCTTACGAAGATACTTAAAGTCTGTTAGCGTTGACTGCCAAGTTCCAAGAATTGTAGCAAGGCGTACTTTATTTGATACATCTTCAACTGTATCCTTTTCACGAAGTACGACTTCTGAAAGATTGCAAAACTGATAGGGTCTAAGAATAATTTCTGAACAAGGGTTTGTTCCATAATGAATTTCTGGATCTCTTCTTCCATACTTTGCTGCTTGTGCTTGTGCTGCTGCAACATTGTATATCCCACGTTCACCTGATTTTGAGTCATATAGATTCTTCCATTCTGCAATAAATTGTTCCATCTCTGGCTTGCGAGAATAAGCTACAGAGTTATTTGAAAGTGAACGTTGAGTATTGTTTTCCCACCAATTACCAGATTTTGCTGCTGCCATTTCTATATCATTAATGTTTGAAAGAGAAATCATTGCAGATCTACGGACTCCTCCAACTACAACAACTTCTCCAATTTTACACATAATGTCGTGTGCCTCAATTGGCTTTAGTTGACGGCCTGCAGCATTCTTAAACTTTGCAATTGTGAAATCAAACAGATTAACTAATGGTTGTGGACCTGAAGACCTGCCGCCCATAGTTTTAAGTCTTGCTCCTGCTGGTCTAACTTTTGAAACATCAACTGCTGGGATTTGGCCCGACCAAAGTAAAGCAAGAAGCTCTCTGTATGCTTTTGCCCAACCTTGTTTTGAATCTTCTACGATTATAACGGTAGTAGACTTTTCAAATGATTCTGGGACGGAAGGAAGCTTGTTAACATACTTGTATTCAACAGAAAACCCAACACCTGTTCCACACATCAAAATATACATTGTTTCATCAAATGATCTTGGGCTATCCACTGGAACAAATGAACAATTGTATCCAGCTACATTATCTCTTTCTAAGGCTGCTCCAGATGTCATCACGGAGCGCATTGAGGGCATGACATTTCTTTTAAATACACCGTCTTTTAATTCCGCCACAAGCTTCTCATCTGGAATATAATTATAGTTTTCTTTTAGGTGGTTTAACATAAAATCAAAATATCGATCTACTGTTTCACCCCACGTTTCACGACGGTTTTCTTCTGGAATCCATCTAGCGTAACGAGATAACGCAATAAAATTTTCGTACGGGTTTTCAATAGTATTAGACATTTATGTAACCTGTTTCTCCGCCTAGCGGTTTAATTTAATTTAAGTAGAGTCTTATTCTACCAAACTTTTTTAAGAAAGTGAAGGGTGATTAATAAAAATGAACAATTAGCCTATTATTATTAGTTAACTAAAACACATATAATGATAAATACAAGTTGACATATTAGAGTTCCTAATGGTATTCTTATAGTTCGTTATCTCTATTGGAGGAAATGCCTATGGAGAATATAAAAGAAAAACTTAGCGATGTTTTACATCACTATGTTGCAATATCAGTAGCTGTATTGTTTTTATTTACTGGTCAACCAGAAATGATTCAAACAGCTTCTGCTCTGGTTGTAAAGCCAGATGTAAAAACCGAAGCACAACTTAACAAGGAAAAGCTGGAGAAATTCAGCAATACTGTGTGGAAACCATCAGAGTCTTTAACAGACAAAGAATTGGTTGAACTTCTCAAAGCTGTAGGCTTTGAGGGTAGCGCCCTTAAAATGGCGTGGGCTGTAGCTAAAAAGGAGTCTAATGGACGCCCAATGGCTTATAACGGCAACAGGAACACTGGAGACAGCTCCTACGGAATTTTTCAGATCAACATGCTAGGAAACTTGGGTGATGATAGAAAAGAAAAATTCAAACTGGATAGTAACTACTCGTTATTTGATCCAGCAATTAACGCAGAGATAACGTATTATATGACCAATGGCGGTCAAGATTGGTCGTCATGGAAAGGCTTAACCCCTAGAACAAAAGAGTGGCTAAGCAAATTTCCATCTAAAAGTTAGAAAGGAGTTATCATTAAGATACAATTAGTATCTCAATATTTAACTCTTTCGAGAGAAGGTCTTGTTCCAGAAATGGCTTGCCCATTAGATCAAGGCCTTCTCTTTTCTAATATTGACAACGAAGATAAAATTTTTATTTATTGTATTTCTTGTGAATACAAAATGCATATAGGATTATCCCTCTATAGCAAAATGATGAAAGAAATAGAAAATGTCCATGGAAAGCAAATTTGATAAAGATTTAGTTTTAGACATGTCCTCAAGCATACCTTGTGCACATATACCAAGAGCATTCCTTGCTGAAAAGGCACTAACAACAATTCAATCATATTTAGAGCTTGCTAAAGTTAAAGGCTTAAATACAATTGATGAGGTCCTAGAAGACATGAAGGCAAAAAATGCCTGAAAGCAATTCTAGCAATTTAGAGGATAATTTGCCTATGGTAAATTATATAATGCTTCATAGAATATATGACGTATTATGCCTAATTGCTAAGCAGCTAGGGGATGTTAAAGAAATAGAAAAAATGGTAGAATATCATAAAGAAGGATTTTTGCTGGGACCTGCCCCTGCATTTATTTCTGAGGAGAAAGATGAATAGAGAAGAAGTAATAGACCTCATGGTTGAGGTTTTTAGTGAAATCAATAAGAGCATGGCTCTAGCAAGCGGTATGGAAGAAACCGAAGTAAATAATTTCATGGAGCAAAGTACTCCGTCTATCCATCACGCTTTAAGCGCTGTTTACGACGTACTTGCTGAAAAAGAACTTGTAAAATAGTATTGCTTTCTAAAAAATCATGCAATACAATATAGTTGTGTAATATAAATTACACTATGCGGATATAACGCAACAAATACCCTAAAGGATCCGCCTCCTTTAGGGTTTTTTGTTTAAGGGGTAAAATGGACTCGTATTTAAGCAGATGGACAGAAGATTCTGACTTTGTAAAACTTCATAATGATTTTAATTTAATATGCAATATAAACAATGAAATGGATAACGCTTTGTATGGAAGAATTTATATTCTTAGACAACTTGCAAAGCAACAGTCTATTATAAACCCTTATCTTGATTTTGCTGAGTGCGGTGTTTATGCTGGAATGACAATGTTCTTTACAGCAGAGTTTTGTGACAAAAAGTTTACTGGAATAGACTCATGGGAAGGAGTCTCCGAGCCAGGAGAATTTGATACAGACTACTTTAAAACAGTAAAGCTAAAATCTGAAATGGCTTGGGCAAAAAACAACTTGTCAAGATACGATAATGTTGTTTTAAAAAAGGGGTGGATCCCAGAAGTATTTTCTGAGATAGAAGAATCCACATACTCTTTTGTTCACATAGATGTCGATTTATACGAGCCAACAAAAGATGCAATTAAGTACTTTTGGCCTAAAATTGTTAAAGGTGGTGTATTAATATGTGACGACTATGGATCACTAAAAACAATTGGTTCTAGAAAAGCTGTAGACGATGCATTTGAAAAGCACAACATCCTTGAGATTCCTACTGGACAAGCTATTATATGGAAGAAATGATATAATTAAATTATGACTACATGGCTAAAAAAAGAATTTGAAGAAAGCGGCTTTACCGTAGAATGCCCTATAGATGGACTACTTGTTGTTAAAAATTTTATAACACAGGAGGACATACAAGAGTATTATGAAATTATAAACAGGACCACTGAAGAAGAGTGGGATAAATGGTATACCGATCAGCTAAAAGTTTTCACAAAGTCAAAATTTGGTAGAGAAGATGTTGAAAATTTAGTTAAAGAAGGTTTGTATGAAGTTACTTCCAATTGGAATGATAAAAACTTATCTTTTATTGATTCTCCTATACATAGAAGAGTGGATAAAAGATTTAACGATGTACTTGAAAAATCCAAAGAAGATTTAGTACTAAGTGGTTTTTATTTTATACAGAGAATGTACAATGGAGTTCAGCTAGTATCTCATCATGATCAAAACACAGATGAATCAATTAAGCATGCCGCAGTAATCTACATAAATGATGACTACAACGATGGAGAAATATTCTGGGCTAAAAAAGATTTTCAAATGAAGCCAGAAGCTGGAGACCTATTAATATTTGGTGGAGATCCAGAATGGGAGCATGGTGTTAGGTTTGTAACAGAAGGACCAACACGATATGTTCTTCCAGGATTTATAAAAATCCCTAACTTTTACAACAACTAACTTTATTAAGTTAAGCTAAAGCAAAGCAGAAGTAGATCTTCATCTCCAGAACGAGATATAGTCTCATTGTATGGATCTGGTACTACAAAATAACCGTTGTTCTTTTCAAATGTGTTTGCGGGGAAAATGCTAGTTTTTAAACTACCATCTAGTACCATTGCAAAGTATGTAGTAGGTGATGCATCTTCTGAGCCATCAGATAAGCAAATATCATTTAAGTAGTCTGATGTTTCTGATGCTGAAATTAGAGTAGTGTAATATTTTGTAATAAATATTTTGTTTTCTCTACCATCTGCTTCTCTAATCTTTTCTCTAATGTCTTGAAATATTGTTCTTACTGGTATTCGTGCATGAGAGTAAAATGTCTTTGTTATGTTTCCGTCAACTACGACCTCTTTTTCTTCTTCTAATGCTGAGTTTAGCCACTCTTTAATAGTAGCGTTTTCTTCTTCAGTAATAGTTAAAAAGCGTGGCTTAGTAACAGTGACAGTGACTTCTGGCTCGTCTCCAGCGTGAGTTACATCATCTAATATTCCCATTATTCTACTTCCTTCCATTTATTAAAAGATTCTATTTCTTCTTCTGTTCCAAAATTTAAAACAAGGTACTCTTCTCGTTCTGATGATTCTAGCGGGCTTTCTTGTTGCCATTTAATAGTTAAATTGCCATCTTTAATAGCAGCTTTAACATCATCTTCTGAAAGATCTGCATTATTTTTCTTGAACTCATCTATTAGGAAAACGTCAAACTTATTCCATATTGCAATAAGTGCTTTCTCATCAATTGTATTTAAAAAACCCATTTAGATATCTCCTTTAATTTGTTAAGAGTAAGTATATTATACCCTAATTGTTACATGAACACGAAGCTAAAAAGTGCGGCGAAAAGTGAGCCGCGAAATTAGAGACCATTACTTTCATCTTCGATGATTTGGTTCATGATAGCTTTGTACGCCTCTAATTGAGCCCCTGTAGGCCCTTTTAGGTCATATTCTGGGACACCAGCATATACAATATAAAGGAGGGCGGAAAGGGGAACATCATAAGCTTTCATATATGTATTATACTCCATAATCATTAAACAAAGTAGGCCCATTGGGATTTGAACCCAAAGTCGATTGCATATAAGACAATTGCTTTAACCAGATTAAGCTATAGGCCCTTATATTAGCCTATTATCTGTATGAGTATACCAAGGATAAAAGTAATGACAGTTATTATGGCTATTTGGCAAAGAAGTTTCACTGTTCTACCCCCGTTTTTTGTCTAAAATTTTTCTTGATCCAATGTAGTTTTTTATATCCACCAGAAGGATATGATGCTATAGGATTTGTTATTTTACCTTGAGCATCTTTGTCGTACTCATTCAGCGAAGATTCCCAGGAATCTCTTTTGAATGGAATTATCTGATACATTGGTGTTCCTATAGGTATTATCCCAGAAAAATCTTTTTTTATCAATAGTGGTAAATTTGATCCTGGCATCGCTTGTAAGTACGTATCATGCTCTACTACTCCACTTAAAGTATAGAATGGCAAATCAACTCTATTAATAGGATGAGTAATTAATGCAGAGTATCCTTTAGGTAATTCTGGATTCCATCCTGGATGCCACACAAATTCCATATCTGTATAGTCATTTGGTATTGAAAAACTATTCTCGACTTTTCCTCTTATTTCACACATGGTATTTTTAGATACTAGTTGACCAGAATTTATTTTAATCTCTTCCCATGTTTCTTGTATATAGCCAAATCCAAAAGAGTCTGCAAATGGAGGACACATTTTAATTGTTTTTTCTGATTGCCTGCCGTCTCTAAATGCTGGTATATTTTTGTACCAATCTGGAGTATATGTTCTTGCAGGTTTTGGACATGGAATGTTCTTTTCTGCAAATTTGCTCACAGGGTTGAACTTTATAATATTACCCATGAAATAGGTCGCTATGCAAAATGTCTGCTTTCTTTTATCAGTTTTGGCATTTGTTCTTTACTTTCTTTTATGATTTATCTGGGGATATTAGATTTTAGGAAAGCCCCCCTACCCCCCAAATTTTAACTTTTTGGAAAGATAGAGAAGCGTTCCTGAAATACCCACAGATTACATCTGGTACATATTGAGTTTCAGGGTAAGCCCCCACAAAGCAAACTAAGTGTAGCATTTTGATTTTACCAAAGTCAATAGCTTATATAAAATCTATACTGATCAAGGAGTATCCTATCATAACCCCGCCATATATTCCAGTCGACTAGGATTTCAGATTTATAAAAATGTTAATATATTTTTTACATGTATGATACACACCATGGACAAAACGGACATTTTGGATAGTGCGCCCATAATTCTTTTGGTCTTGAGCGTGAGTGTGAGCCTTATCACAAAGGTTTTTTTGCGACACGCCCGAGATTTGCCTAAATTTGTCAGTCCCCCATGCTATGCTTAAGGTATAACAAAAAGAAAGGAAGTTAAACAATGACTTCACTAACACTAGAGCAAAAAATTGCTAAGGCTGCTCACCTTATCGCTGAAGGAAAGGTCGTATCTTTCCGAGGTGCCTCATTTGATACATACATGAAGGTTGAGCGCCTTGCTAATCGTATCAAGCAAGAGCAAGAGTTTCCTCAATGCCCTTGCGGAGAGTGTGAGTAAGGTCACACCGACACACCCCTCCAACCTCCCCAATTTGTCAGACCCCCATGCTACACTTACAACATAACAACAACGAAAGGTCAGAATAAATGACACTAGATGAATACAAACAAATGGTAGAGGCGCAACGCCTTGCCTCCCTATCAATCGCCCTAGAGGCACTCCGTAAGTCAGAGTCTATTGCTAAGGAGATGAATAAATAATGTCATACGCATACTCATACGAAACTAACAGCGTGTCTAAGTGGGACACTATCCAATCAGATGTCGCAGACGCATACGCACACCTTGATGAGGTAGATGAGGAACAACCTCCACTAGATGACTTCAATGATGAAGATACAGATGAACTAGCAAAACTATACGAACTAACTTGGGAGAACTAATAATGACAATCACATACACAATCTGGGACGGGGTTAATTTCCTCGGATTTCAAACCGCTAATAGCGTAGATGAGATGACTAATACAGTTAAAGATTTACAAAAGATTTCTAAAAATGTAGTAGCACACTTGCGAAAGGTAGAAACTAACTAATGACTATCGAACTAAATGAATACGGCTTAATGCTTGACTTAGGGGACTTCCTCTATCTATCCCTATCATGGGCTTTCCTTATTTTGTCCGCCCTTGTTTTTATCGGTTATAAGGTTTATAAGAGAATACAGGCTCATAGATGGGCATCTCTAATTAACAATGAACTAGATAAATTACCTAATGATGAGTGGGGTGTCTAATGAATAGACTACTAACTACACTAGTGCAGTTATCTATTACTATCCCCGCCCTTATTATGGGGCGCATAGTAGTGCGTGAGTGGATAGATGAATGGCAACACATAAAGTCGGAAAGATCACACTAGCCTAACGGCGTGTCGGCTTGACAATGTCAAGCTGGCCCGCAAAAGAGCGGGGTTATCCACAGGGTTACGGGCATCTGTGGAAAACCCCAGAATTTATGTGAGATTTATCACATAGGCTGAGCGTCTCACATCTTGGAATTACTGGCTAGTAGGTAGATAAATGTCAGACCCCCGTGGTAAAATACTACCATAACGAAAAAGAAAGGTGGTCTCAAATGACTACACTAACAAATACACATACACACACTCCACACATGGAGAGCGTATCTACTACCTATGGCATGGGCGTAGATGTCGAATACACTTTCTGCGAAACATGCGAGCAGAACATAGATAGAGTTTATTTCTATGATGACTATGACCGCTTACCATTTTACACCGATTGGAGTTTAACTAAATGAGTATTTTAATTTCATCAGAGGTTTTAGAGAATAGAGAGTTATCTAACTCTAATCCATACATGTATCAAAAGGCAAAAACTTATTTGCTATCATGCACAATTTGTGCGAATAACTATTTAGAGATTTTTGCAAAAGATGCAGACTTTACTAAATTCACATGTGAGGAGTGTTGGTAATCATGCCAGTTTATGAATTTAATGCTTTTATAAATGTAGAGGCTGAGTCTTATGATGAGGCTATTGATACATTTCAATTTCAATTAAAATACGGAATAGATAAAAATAATGTTTATGTTGCCGACATAAGAGATTTGGAGTTAAGCGAATGAAAACACAATTCGAAAAAGATTTAGAAATTAAGGAAAGCTTTATTGATTTACTAAATGATGTTTATCCTACTGTAAAAATTGGCTATTCAACTTTTACACCCGCCGAAATTTTGGAATGTTGCGACCCTGTTGCTTTTGCGATTGGATTAGTTGAACATGAAGATTACCTAGCAGAAATGGAAAATGAATAATGGATTTTTTTGGATTTGAAAAAGCAATTGAAATTGATCATCTTACCGATGAGCAAATCTTAAAGCTTGAAGAAATTTTTAAGGATTTCGAATAAGCAAAGGCGTGTCGGCTTGACAAAAGCTGATGCGCCCGCAAAAGAGCGGGGTTATCCACAGGGTTACGGGGGTTATCCACAACCCCTGGAATTTTCCGACACGCCCGAGATTTTGTGATTTTTATCACACGGCTTGAGCGTCTCAAAATGTGGAATTACTGGCTAGTAATTATCTTTTGTCAGTGCCATAGGCTATAATTGCTACTATCAACAAACGAAAGGCGGACTCAAATGTCAGCAAATGTCTATACAATCGAAAGCCTACTTGTAGGAAAAATGTATCGCTCAAATTCTCTTACTGGAGAAATTATCTCAGCAGAAAAAAATGATAGTGTCTGGTATGCAAATGCAGATACTTACAAAGTGCAGGTACGCCCAATTTATTCTGCACCGCTAAATCTAAAAGATACTTACCGCTATTTAGCCGTAAAAACTTCCGATTAAATAAAATCGAAACAGGGGCAGTTTAGAGAGTGTTCTCGCCCAATGTCGTAAGTAAGAACCCTCACAAAATTTGTCAGTGCTAACTGATACAATAACTAAATAAACAAACGAAAGGAAAACTATGTTAAACATAATCGACAAAACCGATTTCTATGAAATCGCAGACGAGCAACATTTTTGTTGTGATGAAAGTCAATTTAAGTATTACTGTATCGAACACCTAGAATTTATGGGTTGCTACTTTTGCGGATTTGACTATGACAAAGATTGCGAGGAACAACACTAATGATTAACTCAGTATTAACAATAGATTGCCAAGATTGCCACGGACACGGAGTAATCTTTTTTGGTAATGATAATGATTTTGATTGCGAACCTTGCGATTGCGTAGATGACGGCTCACTATTTTGGAACGGAGAAAATGACTAATGTATAAATTAACTTGTGCTTATGACGGACACGCTCCTCATTGGTCAGCAGAATACGAAAGCGAATTTGGTGCGTGGGAAAACTTTTTCTTATTCACCGATTGGGGTTTTGCTAACGAATACTCAACTGTAAATATTTACACGCCAACAGGCAAATGCTATACAAAAGTTTTCTATCGTAGTGGAATGGTGGCAGTAAAATGATGACACGAAAAGATTATGTCGCGGTTGCAGAAATTCTAAAGTTCGCAAGCGATAAAGCGCACCCAGCGTTATTTTCTAAAATGGTTAATGACTTTGCGGAAATGTTCGCAAAAGATAATGACCGATTTGATGTAAAACGATTTCACGAAGCGAGTGGGTATCATGTCCCAAAATTCACTTCGAGATAAAGTAAAGCGAATTCAGGAATTGCGTCGCAGTAATGCGGCGCAACCTGTTCGCAATAAGAAAAAATATTTTCGAAAGATCAAACATAAAAATAAATATGCAGAGTAATGCATAGCTATGCAGGCCCGCAATACTGCGGGGTTATCCACAGGTTTACGGGGTTATCCACAACCCCCTGGAATTTGTGAGATTAATCACAAAATAAATAAGATAAAGCTTGGGCGTGTTGCACAATTTGTCAGTGCCCTAGTGTATAATACTCTTATACCAACAACGAAAGGCAATAAAAATGATAGTAGAACACAATCTAAAGTTTGTAACAGAGTTTGCAGACAATCATCCAGTAACTCAACAGGTTATGGCACTTGATGAGGATACTCGTATCTTTATGCTAGAGTCTATGCTAAAAGACTTAGTAGCACCACGCCTACAACCAATTCTTGATGAAATAAATGCTAATGGCTCTTACGCAATACTAAAGGTGGCAGAATAATGGGATACAATACAGCATTAGATTTATCTGAAGAATTAGATTTGGAAGTAGCATTAGGCTATCACTTACAGGGTAATCATTACCCACCCGTTCCACTTTCTATGGTGCCAGTATGTATCGAAGCAATAGATTTTGCTCATGATGACATGTGGGATGAAACTATCGAAATGCCTGATGGGATTACTTACAAGGGTGAGACATGTGCGCCAGTGTGGGCGATCATCGAGGCTCACCACTTACACGCTTGGCTACCTGAGTGACTAAGGTCACACAATAACTTTCTCAAATACTGAGACAGGGCTAGACTAATGTCAGACCCCAATGCTATACTACAACCCTAACAAAGAAAAGAGGCAATAAATGACAATCAACGACAAGTTGTATCAGGTAGGCGATTTATTCACTACCCTTAAGTCAAAGAAAACAGGTGTGATTAAAGAAATCCACCCACAAACATCTGGCTCGGTGCGTGTGCTATTGGAAATGCCCAACAAGGAAACTCGTTGGACTTCCGTATCCGCTCAAACACTACTAGGCGTTTAATTTAATGGGAGGGGGGTCGCAGAAATGTCAGACCCCCCTGCTATAATTACTTCATCAACCCAACCCACAACGAAAGAAGGAAACAAATGGCACGACAGAAAGCAATTAGCGTAAAGATAGCAACACCAAAGGTAATCAAGGCACTAGAAACTCGCTTGACAAAGTTAAATGCCGATTACGCATCACAAGAAGCCAACGAAGCAAAGCACGAAAAGGCTTTAGAAAAGTGGCGCAAGGAAGTAGCAAAGTTTGCTTTTGCTAATTTCGCTAAGGCAGAAAACCTACGCACAAACTATCGCTCATGGAACAAGACACTTAATGTTGATTTTGATTTAACAGTTAATGAGTCAGACTTTCCTAAAGAGCCTGAGAAGGACTACGAAGTTCTCCATCGCCACTCATACAATGAGATGAAAGAGGAGTTGGAAAACGCAATTCGTATTCTAAAGATGACAGATGAGGAAACAGTAAGCACAAGCACTTACAATGCTATTGCTCGTTATCTGTAAATAAAATCGTTCTCGCATAACGATAAATTGCGAACGACCTGAGTAAGTCGCCAAACTGCTCTCCTTTCGGGGACAACTACTAACAAAGGTAATAAAATGAAAAATAGATTTCGTGTAGAAATTTATGATGAAAACAAGTTAAATGATTTAACAATCTATTCAGAACAGGGTGTTGATAAAGAATACTTAACTGAGTTAGTATTTTCTAATCGGCGTAACTTCTTTGGTAATGTTCGTGCTTATGTCTATGATACATTGAAGAAGACTAAGACA